TGCGCCTCGGGATCAGCGTCTTCGAAAGCCGGAAGCAGGCTGCCCGTGCCGTGGTCGAGAAGGCCGAGGCCGACCGGCGGCGGATGCTGGCGATGACGACCGCCAGCCTGTCGGCGCATGCGCGGCGCGTGATGGAGGCCCGGGCCGAGATCCTGACGTCGATCGAGGGCTATGCGGTGTCGCGGGGCGAGACGAGGGCCTGGGGGATCAGGAAGTTCCTGGAGGCGCAGGCGCAGGCGGGCGTGCGGGCCGAGGTGGAGGCTGCGCGGGATGCAGGCCGCGTGCTGTCCGCGCAGGACCGGGACATCCTTGCGAAGCGGCTGGACCTGACGGCCAGCGATGGCTTCGCATTGTCCGTGTCGCGGGTCGCCGAGGCAAACGATCGAAGGGCGGAGCCGGTGGTCAAGCGCAGCTCGGTCTACGCCTGGTTCAAGGCCCGCGAGGAGCGCGGCGTCGTCGGCCTGGCCCCGGTCGCGACGAAGGCCGAGCAGCCCATCCCCAAGGCCTTCGGCGACTTCCTGCGGTTCTATGCGCTGCCGCAGAAGCCGTCGGCGCAGGACGCCTGGGAGACCTACGCCGACTGGACCCGGAAGGAACAGGGCGTCCAGGCAATGACGCTGACCCTGTCGCAGTGCCGCTACTTCCTGCGCAACCGCCTGAACAACATCGAGAAGAACGTGGGCCGCGAGGGCCTTCTGACGCTGCGGTCGCGGCTGCCCTACGTCACCCGCACGACCGAGGACATGTGGCCGACCACGATCTACACCGCAGACGGCAAGACGTTCGATGCGGAAGTCGCCGATCCCGCGTCGGGCCGTCCGATGCGGCCGGAGATCACCTCGGTGCTGGATGTGGCCACGCGCAAGTGCGTGGGCTTTGCGATCAGCCGGAAGGAGAACGTCGTCGCGGTGACCGAGGGCCTCAGGAACGCCTGCACGGCTCAGGGCATTCCGGCGATCTTCTACACGGACCGGGGTGGCGGGTACAAGAACAAGACCTTCGACGCCGAGGCCGGTGGCCTGATGGCCCGCCTCGGCATCACGAAGATGCATGCCCTGCCCTATAACAGCCAGGCCAAGGGCATCGTCGAGCGCTTCAATGCGATCTGGAACAAGGTCGCGAAGCGTCTGCCGACCTACATCGGCGCGGACATGGACAAGGAGGCCGAGAAGAGGGCCCACAAGGCCACCCGACGCGACATCAAGGAGTTCGGGCGGTCGCCTCTTCTGCCGAGCTGGGACGATTTCCTGGTCATGGTCGCGGCCGAGGTCGAGCGGTACAACGCGCGGCCCCATGCCGGGCTGCCGAAGTTCACAGACCCCGAAACCGGCCGGACCCGGCACATGTCGCCGGACGAAGCCTGGGATGGGCATGTTGCCGCGGGTTTCGAGGCCATCCGTGTCGATCCGGCCGAGGCCGACAATCTGTTCCGGCCCCATGAGGTGCGGGTCTGCCGCCGCGCGCTGGTCGAATGGAACACCAACACCTACTTTCACGCCGATCTCGAGGCCTGGCACGATTGCCGCGTGGCGGTCGGCTATGACCAGCAGCAGGCGGACCGGGTCTGGGTGCGCGCGATCGACCGCGCGACGGGCGAGATCGGGCACCTGATCTGCGTGGCCGAGTTCACCGGAAACCGGCACCGGTACGTCGCCCACACCAAGGAGCAAGCCGCACTCGAAGGGCGCGTGAAGGGCCAGCTGCGGCTCGTGTCGCGAAAGGCGGAGGCGATCGAGCAGCAGCTCACGCCCCCCTATCTGGACGTGGACCCCCTGGTCGCGGAACCGCTTCCCGCCGATCTGCCCCTGCCCTCGGCGGCGGTCGCCGGGCCGCGCCGCCGTGTCTTCAGCTCTGACGAGGAGCTTGCCCAGTGGGCGCTGGCGCATCCGGGGGACCTGACCCCGAACCAGATTGCAGTGTTGAGAGACTGCCTGTCGCGCCCGTCGGCGCGGGAGGTCTTCCGGCTCTCGGGCATCGACACGGAGGCGCTTCGAACCCTCCTCCGTGCCGTCGCCTGAGCCGCAAACGCGAGAAACGTCAGGAATGAGGAGAGCATAGGGCATGAAGGACATCTTCGTCGAGACCGGAAACGTCCGGCGCTTCATGGGGGCCCTGAAGGCCCTGGACGAGCGTGGCGCGATCGAGGCCTGCATGGTCGTGGTCGACGGCAAGCCGGGCCTGGGCAAGACGACGACGCTGAGCCGCTGGGTCGCGCAGACCGGCAGCGTCTATCTGCGGGCGCAGAAAGGCTGGGACTACAGCTGGTTCATCCAGGACCTGCTGACCGAACTGTCAGTCAGCTACCAGCCGATCCGGGGCAAGCGCGAGCGGTTCGCCCGGGTTCTGCAGGAGCTGCAGGTGCGGGCCGAGCATGCGGCGCTGGAAGACAAGCAGTTCGGTGTCGTCATCGACGAATGCGACCTGGTCTCTAACCGGGGCGAGATCATGGAGGCGATCCGGGGCATCAGCGACATCCAGTTCATGCCGACGATCCTGGTCGGGATGGGCCGCCTGCGCGACAACCTGCGCCGGTTCCCCCAGATCGAGAGCCGCGCCCCGAACAAGGTCGAGTTCCTGCCCGCAACCGTCGAGGACACGGCGGCGCTGATCAAGGGGCGCTGCGAGGTGCCCGTCGCGTCCGACCTGGTCGCCTTCGTCACGCGGTTGTCGAAGGGCTACAACCGCGAAATCCTGGATGCCATCGCCAACATCGAGCGCTTCGGCCGTCGCATGGACGTCGGGCCCGGCGGCCTGACCGTGGCCGACATGGCGGGCCGGGTGATCATGCGCAGCCGGGAAACCGGCAAGGACATCGTCGTGCCGGAGGCGGCGTGATGGTCGATACGGGCAGGATCGGCGCGGCCCCGACCGCGCTGCTGCAGGCCCTCGGCGGCGGGCCGCTGTCACGCGCCGAAGTTCAGGACCGTCTGGGGCTGAACTGGCGGCAGACCACGAATGCAGGGCGCAGCCTGCTGCGCCGGGGGCTGATGGCGATCCTGGCGGACGGGCGCTACCGGCTGACCGACGAGGGCCGCGCGGCTGCCGACCGGGGCGATGTGATCACCGGCGGGCCCAAGGGCCAGGTGAAGATCGAGCGCAACACCTTTCGCCAGCGCGCATGGGCCGCAATGCGGGCACAGCGGTCGTTCACCGTGGGCGCGATCGTTGCCGCCGCCGCAACGCCTGCGGACCACGACCCCCGCGACAACGCCGCCCGTTACATCAGCCGGTTGCGGCAGGCAGGGTTCCTTGCCGAAGAGCGCCGCCGCCAGCCCGGGACGGCCGCTGGCAGCAACGGCTTCAAGGTCTACCGCCTGGTTCGCGATCCGGGTCCGAAGGCCCCGATCTGGCGCGAGGGGGCGGGATGCCTGCGCGATCCGAACAGCGGCGGGGACATCCCATGCAGCCCGCGCTGATCCCGGACCTGCCGGATCCGGAGTGGATCCAGCTTCTGAGGGCCGAACAGGCCAAGGGCCGGTCGGTCTCTGCGATCGCGCGCGAGACCGGGATCGCCCGGTCGTCCCTGTCCATGCTTCTGCGCGGTGTCTATCCGGCCGAGAGCCTGGACCTCGCGACGCGGCGGCATGGCCCGGGCGTCGTGCGGCTGTACCGCCAGCAGGTGCTGTGCCCGCATCTTCGGCGCGGGATCGGCGATGACGAGTGCCGGACACATGCAAGCGCGCCGATGTCGACATCGAACCACGACCGTATCCGGCAGTGGGCGGCCTGCCGCCGCTGTGCCCTGAACCCCCTGACGAGCGAGGCCCGGACATGACCACCCCCCATCTGATCGATCAGCTCGATGCCATCGACTGGGACGAGCAGGCGCTCAACCTGTTCCTGACGCTGACGAACCTGACTGCGGCCGACCAATGCGGGGCCATCGTGCTGGTGTCGGCTGCGGTCCTTCTGGCGCGTGAGTTCCCGGAGCATTCGCCGGACGACCGGCTGAGGCTGGCCGGGCTCGGGCGCGAGTTTGCGGAACTGGTCCTTGAGGTTCAGTCCCGGCTGGTGGCGGGGCGCATGCAGCCGGCAAGGCCGGTGCTGCGGGTGGTCGGAGGGCGCGATGCCTGAGGTTCCCGTCCACCGGACCGACCGGGACATCCTGATCCTGGCCGCCCGCGCGCTCGGCGCCATCGACCGGCACGGACCGCGTGGCCTGACGATGATCAGCACCGATCAGATCGAGGCCATGGCGCTGTCCCTGGCCATGCTCGGCCTGATGCCGATCCCGCCCGAGATGAAGCAACCCCCGGAGCGGCTGGTCGCCGCCCGCATGATGGAGTTCTGACCATGAGCAGGCACGAAAGCAGGCATACTCAGGTCGCGATCCCCGACGGCCGGATCGAGGTCGGGGGCAAGACCTACATGTCCGACGCCAAGGGGGCGCTTCTGCCCCTCGAGATCATCAAGCCCCAGCACGCGCTCGAGGACCAGATGGTGCGGCAGCAGTTCGGCTGGTTCCTGGCGCTGGTCGAGCAGGCCTCGCGGTTCCGCGGGCATCTGTTCTCCGATCTGGGCGAGTTCGACGCGCTTCTTGCCGAGAAGTACGGGGTCGAAAAGGGCGGTGTGAAGGGCAACCGGACCTATTCGACCGTCGATGACTGCTACCGGATCAGCATCCGCGTCCGCGACAGCCTTGACTTCGGGCCTGAACTGCAGGCGGCCAAGGCGCTCATCGACGACTGCCTGCGCGACTGGTCAGAGGATGCCGCCGCGCCCCTTCGGGTGATCGTGAACGGGGCCTTCAACGTCGACAAGGAGGGCCTGATCAACAAGTCGGAGATCTTCAAGCTTCTCCGTCACGACATCCAGGACCCGAAATGGCTGCAGGCGATGGAGGCCCTGCGCGACGCGATCCGCGTCACGGGGTCGCGGACGACACCCGAATTCCGGATGCGTGCTGGCGTGGGCGAGGAGCTGGTCTCCGTCAGCATCAACCTGTCGCGGGGCTGACCGGACCATGACCATCCCGTTCCTCACCCGAAGCGGTGCGGTCGATCTGGCCGACCTCCGGCGTGCCGATGTGTCGGCCGAGGCACTGGGCGAGGCCCTGGCCAAGATCAACCGTTTCGGGGGCCGGACCCCCGAACCCTGGTCCGTGGCGGCGCATTCGGTCCTGGTCGAGGCGCTGTGCCCCCCGGAAATCCGGCCCTGGGCGCTGCTTCATGACGCGCACAAGGCCTTCCTCGGCGACCTGACCGACCCTGCGGTCGAGCTGCTGTGCCGGCGCGGGACGCGGTCGGCGGTCGAGCATGCGATCCTGAACGCCGAAGCCTGGATCGATCGGCGCATCGCGCAGGCCTGGGCCACGCCCGTCCGGTCGCGGAACGCCGGTCTGATGGCCGCCGACCAGGTCGCCTTTCTGGCCGAGGCGTGGGTGTTCCTCGGGATCCGGCCGGGCACCCTCGACCCGGCGACGGCCGATCTCCTGGACTGTGCCGTCGAAACCCTGCGCGGCTTGCCCCAGGCGGGCGACTGGCGGGGCGCGCGGTCCCTCTGGATGGCGCAGGTCAGGCATCACGCAAGGCTCGGGGCGTTTTCGCCGCCCCGTGATGACGACCCGACCGGCATGGGGCCGGTCGGCTGATCCCCGCAAAGGAGAACCGCAGATGGGTACTGTCACGAAGGATGCGCTGGTGCGTCGGGTGGCCGAGACGACCGGTCAGAAGATCGCCGCGGCCCGCGCCACGATCGACGCCTTCCTCGACGCCGCGAAGGCCCTGGCCGAGGCGGGCGACACCGTCCGGCTGATGGGTTTCGGGAGCTTCCAGGTGAAGGCGAGGCCGCCCCGGATCGGGCGCAACCCGAAGACCGGCGAGGCGATGGAGATCGCCGAGAGCCGCCGCCTGACCTTCAAGGCGTCGAAAACCTGATGCGAAACCATGCCCCGGCACATGAGCCGGGGCCTCTGGTCGGCCGTGCGTGGCGGCGCGGCCCTGACGAGCAGCCGGACAGGGAGAGGCCCATGGGATACCTTCTGCGCGACCGGTCCGACGGGCAGGTCGAGATCGTCCTGACGCGGACCGTCCTGGTCGCGATCTTCCCCGAGCGCGATGTCGCGGCCCGGGTCTGCGCATTCCTGGCCGACGATGCGGTCGAGCCCCCCACGGATGCGCCTGCGGGTTTCGCGACGGCCGCCGACGACGTGGCCGAGGCCGAGGCGCTGGTCGACCTGACGCCTCCGCCCGAAGACAGCGTGATCGTCACCCCCCCCCGGCCAGCCCGGCCGAAGCCCGCGCCTGTCAGGAACCTGCCTGCCGTGGTGCCGGAGAGGCCCCTCGCGCCCGCAATCCTGACAGGCCGGTACACCACCCTGACGGACGAGGCCAAGTCGGCGGCATTCCGTCGCATCGTCGAGGGCGAGAAGATCGCGTCCATCGCGCCCGATTTCGGGCTGACGACCAACCAGCTGCGCGGCATCTGGGGCGGCCACAAGTCGGCGATGCAGCACTTCTACGCCGACGGCGGGCAGGTCGCCTGCAAGCTCTGCACCCGGGCGTTCACGCCCAGCCTCTCGCATCCCGAAACCTGCGCGCGGTGCAGCCATGAGGGGTGAATTGACAAATCCGGCGGACCGCCGCATCGTGGGGATGTTCGGTTGCGCCTTGAGAAGCGCGCCGGATGGTCCACCAAAGGCGGTTACGCCCCGAGACGGCGCATCCCGTGATGCGAACCTACTCCGGGTGCCATGCGCGCATGTCCAAGGCGAAAGCCCAAAGACGCATGGGGTCTGTTCCTTTGGCGGACTTCTCAACACCCGGGGGCCTCGTCCCCGCGTAACCAAAGGAGAACTGCATGCAGACCTATCGGGTCAGCTTCAACGACTGGCAGGGCGATGCCTATCGGGACGAGGGCCATTGGCACCTCGCGCCGAAGCAACTTTGCGATCACCTCCAACTCAGTTGGTCACGCCAACTGAAGGGCATCAAGAGGTCCAACCTGTCGAAAGGTATGGCCCTCAGGGCCATACCTTCGGGTCGCGGGGTGCAGGAAACGACCACGCTCAAACTGTCCTGTTTCGGGGCGTGGGTGCTTTCGATCCACGGGGGGAACGTCCCCGCCGAGAAGCGGGAGTTGCTGGTGGCGATGCAAGAGAGCTTGCTCGACGCCATCGAGCGCCAGCTTGCCCAGCAGTTCGGCTTGCCGCTGATGGAGGCCGAGGACATGCTGCGCCTGCGGATGCCTCCATGGTCGGGCATGACGCCCGAAGCCTGCCAGAAGGAGCGCGAGGCGGTGATCGCCGACCCGCAGGGCTATGCCGCATCAAGAAAAGTGGTGAACAGCGTCGTCCCGGTCTTGCTCATGCCCCGCCCCCTGCTGAGTCGCGGGATTGAGGATAGGCGGAGCGGGCAGACGGAGTCGTTAAATTCCCAGTTGAAACCGGGCGCGAACGGGCACATCTTCTGCGGGTCTGGCAGACACGGCCAGAACGGGGATGGAAGCCCGTCAGAGAAGCGCCCGAGGAAGGCGCGTCCCCGCAAGGGGTGCGCCTTTTCCTATGGTCGGGCGTCGCGGGGCACCGAAAGGTGCGCCGTTCGCTTCTCGCGGTCTTCCAACCTGCGATTGCCCGGCCACCCGTTTGGAAGCGGATTTTCGGGCGTAACCAGAGGAGAACTGCATGCAGACCTATCCGGTCTTCTTCCACGACTGGCACGGGATCGCGATCCGTGCCGACGGCCACTGGTGGCTGGCACCGCGTCAGGTGAGCGATCATCTGGAACTGAGCTGGCGCCGCCAGGAGCGCAAAATCAGCGGGTCGAACCTGAAAGCCGGAACGGCCCTCAGGGCCGTCCCAGCTATCGACCAGAACCGGCAGATGCTGACGATGAAGCTGGGGCATTTCGGGGCTTGGATGCTCGGCATCGAGCCGATGAACGTGCCCGAACCGAAACGCCCGCGCTTGATCGCCATGCAGGAGGCCCTGCTCGACGCCTTGGAACGTCAGCTTTCGCAAATGTTCGGCCTTCCGCTGATGGAAGCCGAGGACATGCTGCGCCTGCGGATGCCTGCATGGTCGGGCATGACGCCCGAAGCCTGCCAGAAGGACCGCGAGGCGGTGATCGCCGACCCGCAGGGCTTTGCCGCCGCGCAACTGATGCGGGTCGGCCTGCCTGCCAGCCGCGTGGCTCCGCTGGTGCGGCGGTCGGTCTACTGGGCGCGGAGACACCAGCGCCGGTGCCGTCGCATCGGCCTCGTTCCTCTGCCGCCCGCGCAACAGCGGCTGATGGACGAGCCGTCGCTGTTCGGGGAGGGCTGACCCATGAACGCCGACGACTTGAACGAACTGGAGGCGGGCCGCATCCTGGCCGAATTCATCGGCTATGCTGTCGCCGGCTGGCCCCTGCACATCGCCAAGACGGCATTGGTTGCCAACCTGGGCGAGGTCATGAGGCGCGAGTGCACGACGCCGGACAAGGAAGAGCAGCAGGTGAGGGCTCTGGCTGCCTACATGACCCGGCATCTTGCCAACGCGAGGGCGTCGGGGCGGGGACTGTTCGATCCCGAAGCGGTCCACTGACATGCCTGACCCCCATCCCGGCGACATCGTGGGCGAGGCGAACGACGCGCTCAAGGGCATCGGCGACCTTCTGGTCTGCATGCAGCAGCGCAACCTGCACCAGGTCGATCCCCAGAACCTCTATGCGCTTGTCAGCATCATCTGCGCGCGGCTGGACCAGGCCGAGGACATGCTCAACCGCGTGGCCTGACCGTCTGCGGCCCCCTGCACGGGGGGCCGCATGAACGCCACCGCCGTCATCAACATCGCGAAGGCGCAGCTCGGCCTCGACGAGGACACCTATCGTGCGGTCCTGCTGCGCGTCACCGGCGTTTCGTCCCTGCGCGCGATGACCGACCGCCAGAAGCTGGATGTGGTCGAGGAGATGAAGCGGCTGGGGTTCAAGGTGCAGGTGAGGGGGCGGAGACTGCCGCCTTCCGTGAAACCCTATGTCCGGCTGATCCATGCGCTCTGGTCGTCCTGTGCGCGCCTGGGCGTCATCGATAACGGGAGCCGCGAGGCGCTGCGGGCCTTTGCCAAACGGTTCGTGGCCCATGGGATCGACGCCGTCGCGGTCGATCCAGACCTGCTGTCCTACGAACAGGCGACACCGATCATCGAGGCGCTGAAGAAGATGGAGGCGCGCGGCAAGGCTGCCGCCGCGGCGCGCGGCCCATGAACCTGCCCGCCGCGCCCTTGCCCCTGTCCATCATGGACCTGGTCGAGACGCTCGATGCGCGTCACGCCCCGGGTACCGGCATGCGCGTAGCGCTGCGGCTGATGCAGGAGTTCGGCGGGCAGGACGTGAAGTTCCCCAAGTCGCCCAGGGAGGGTCATCCCCTGGTCAAGGCCCTGGGCGAAGCCGATGCGGTGGCGCTTTGCGGGCTGCTTGGGGGCGACCAGATCTACATCCCCCACGGCCGCCGGAGGACTCGGCGCAGGGAAGTCGAGGCGCTGGAGGGGGTTGGGCGGTCGCGGTCCGAGATCGCGCGGGCCCTGGGTCTCAGCGCACGTCATGTGCGGCGGCTGTCGAACCCCCGCACCGCGCCGTCACCCCTGCCGCTGTTTCCCGACGACTGAGCCATGCAGCGGCAGGCCGACCGGACGCGATGTCCGCGCGACAGGGCCAGCGCCCGCGCGCAAGGATGCGGCCGAGCCGCCCCGGGATCCCAGCGTCATGTCGAAGCCTGCCATCAAGATGATCCAGACGGGCCTTCTGCATCTGGGCCATGATCCCGGCCCGCTGGACGGCGTGCTCGGGCCGCGGACCATGGGGGCGCTCGAAGCCTGGGTCGATGCGCTTTCGGCGAAAGAGGATGCCCCGACCGGGACCGTCCTTCCCGAAACCCGCGCGATGATCCTGCAGGGCTCGGCGCGCCACCCGGTGCGCGAGGTCGTCATCCACTGCAGCGCGACCAGGGCGGACTGGATGCACAACGCCACCCTTGCCGAACAGGTGGCCGAGATCCGGCGCTGGCATATGCGCGACCGGGGCTGGCGCGACATCGGCTATCACTGGATCGTCGGCCGGTCCGGTCAGGTGCTGGCCGGGCGGCCCGAGACGTCGAGGGGTGCGGGCGTCGAGGGGCACAATGCGGGCGTGATCCATGTCTGCCTGATCGGCGGGCACGGATCGTCGGCGCGGGACGCTTTCTCGCGCCACTTCACCGGGGCGCAGGACATCACCCTGCGCCAGATGCTTCAGGGGATCGGCATGCGGACGCAGGTCACGCGGATCAGCGGCCACAACGAATGGGCGGCCAAGGCCTGCCCCGGCTTCCACGTTCCGACCTGGCTGAAGAGGGAGGCCGCCTGATGCACCGGTGGATCATCGAAACTGCGCTGACAGCGATCGTCGCGGCCCTTGTGGGTCTCGTCTTCGCGCTGATGCTCCTCTCGCGTCCGGCGCTGGCCGAGGCCGCTCCGCAATGCGCGCCCTGGCCCACCTTGGCCGAGGAATTGGCCGCGAGGTACCGCGAGCGGGTCCTGTTCGAGGGGGTTCTGCCCGGGGGCCCGCCTGCGCCGCGCCTCATCATCACCGCCGCCGCAGACGGGACGACCTGGACCGCCCTGATCGTCGACACCTCGGGTCGGGCCTGCATGCGCGGCTTCGGGGGGGGGTGGCGCGCGGGTCCTGCGCCGGTGGCCCCGGGCACCCCCGGCTGACCGTCCAGTGAAGGAGCGAATGATGCACGACGCGAAATCCCCTCTGCAATCCAAGACCGTCTGGGGCGGTCTGGTGGCGATCCTGGCGGCCGTCGCCGGGTTCCTGGGCTACTCGATCGCGCCCGCCGATCAGGCGGCGCTGATCAACCTGGTGGCGGATGCCGTCACGCTGGCCGCCGGAGCCGTGGCGATCTGGGGCCGGATCACGGCGACGAAGCGCATCGGCTAGGCCGTCGCGGCACGAGAGAACGAGGGCCGATCCATGGCAGAAACCAGCCTCGACCGCCGCTTCGGGCAGGTCCACCAGCGGATGGATGCGCATGAGGGTCGGCTGGCCGCACACGACGGCCGCATCACGAAGATCGAGATCGATGCCTCGGCCTCGGCCGTGCGCTGGACGAACATCGACGAGCGGCTGACGGCGGTCCAGTCGGGGATCACCTGGATCACGCGGCTCGTGATCGCGGGGATCGTGGGCGGGGTCCTGGCCTTCATCCTTCAGGGGGGCCTCAATGTCGGGCCGTGACGACCTGAAGCGGAAGGCGCGGGCGGACTATGTCTACCGGCGCATGATGCAGTCGACCATCGCGGCGGCCTATGGCCTCTCCGAGGCGACGGTCGGGCGCTGGAAGAAGGCCGCGAAAGCCGCGGGCGACGACTGGGATCGCGCGCGGACCGCCCATGTCATCGCGGGCGAGGGGGTCGAGACGGTCGTGTCCTCGGTCGTCGAGGACTTCATGATCCAGGCGCAGGCGATCCTGGAGGAGATCAAGGAAGGCACCCACACCACGCAGGAAAAGGTCCAGATGCTGGTGTCGCTGTCGGACGCGATGACCAAGATGGCCTCGTCCGCCCGCCGCCTTGCGCCGAAGATCAGCGAACTCGGCGTCGCGCAGGACACGATGGCGAAGCTCATCGAGTTCGTCCAGACGCATTTCCCGCAGCACATCCGCGTCATCCAGGAGATCATCGAGCCGTTCGGCGAGAGGCTGGCCGAGATCTATGCGTCATGATCGAGCGGCCGCGCCTGAAGGCGAGCGTCAGCAGGAAGGACTTTCTCGCACGCTTCGCCGAGATGGCCCGGACGCTGGCGCAAAGCCTGGAACTTGCCGTCGAGGCGTTCCCCGCCGGTCCCGCGGCACGGGCCGCGCGGGTGGCGCGTGCGGAGGCCCCGGACGGGTTCCGCTTCTTCCTCGAGACCTACCTGCCGCATTATGTGCGGGGCGAGCACAGCCGGTTCCACCGCGCGATCTTTGACCGCGTGCCCCAGATCCTCGCATCCGACAAGGGCGTGCGGGATCTGTTCATCGCCCCGCGCGGATCGTCGAAGTCGACGCATCTTTCGCTGGGGTTCGCGCTCTACTGCATCGTCCTGCGCAAGACCCGCTACTGTCTCGAGGTCTGCGACGTCTATGCGCAGGCCGCGCTGCTGATCGAGGCGATCAAGGCGGAACTCACCACCAATCCGCGCCTCGCGCATGACTTCCCCGACGCCTGCGGTCAGGGCCGGGTCTGGCGCGAAGGCGAGATCGTCACGCGCCAGGACATCCGGGTCGAGGGTCTCGGGGCCCTGCAGAAGCTGCGCGGGCGGCGGTATGGCCCGCACCGGCCGGACCTGATGTTCTTCGACGACATCGAGAACGACGAGGCCGTGCGGAGCCCCGAGCAGCGCGAGAAGCTGTGGAACTGGGTGAACCGCGCCGCGCTGAAGGTCGGGCCGCCGCAGGGCACGATGCACGTGATCTGGGTCGGCACCGTCCTGCATCATGCGGCCGTGCTCGTCCGGGCCGCGAAACAGCCCCTCTGGCGCGTGACCGAGTTCCAGGCGATCCTGACATGGCCCGACCGGATGGATCTCTGGGACGCCTTCGAGGAGGTCTGGCAGAACGAGGGCGAAGCCGCGGCGCGGGCCTTCTACCACGCGAACGCGGCGGCGATGGACGAGGGCGCGGTCGTCAACTGGCCCTCGGTCCAGCCCCTGCTCTGGCTGATGCTGGAACGGGCGGCATCGCACGACGCCTTCCAGACCGAATACCAGAACAAGCCGATCAGCGAGGGGAACCCGTTCGGCAAGCTGACCTTCTGGACGGTTCGGCAGCGCGACTGGGTCCTGTTCGGAGCCATCGACCCCTCGCTCGGGGGCAAGGGGAAAGGCCGCGACCCCTCGGCCATCCTGATCGGCGGCTTCGACCGGCTGCACGGGCGCATGGACGTGGTCGAGGCCTCGATCCGCAAGCGACTGCCCGACACGATCATCGCCGACACGATCGCGCTCCAGCGCGAATACCGCTGCTATCTCTGGTTCGTCGAGAGCGTCCAGTTCCAGGAGTTCCTGCGCACCACGATGATGGCCGAAGCGGCCCGGCAGGGCGTCGGGATCTCGGCCGTGCCGGTCATCCCTGCGGCCGACAAGGCGCTGCGGATCGAGCGTCTGCAGCCGCCGATCGCGGCTGGCCTGATCCGGTTCGCGCCCACGCAGACGACACTGATCGACCAGCTGCAGCAATGGCCGAACGGCGACCACGACGACGGGCCGGACTGCCTGGACATGCTGTGGCAGCAGACGCTGGTCTATGCGGGTGGCGGATCGGCAGGCGGCCAGGTCCGGACCGCCTCGGCCCCGGCGGGCGGCGACCGGCTGTCGGGATACCGGATGGGAGGGCGTGGATGAGCGTGACCCCAGCGGAAGTTGCGAACGACCTTGCGGCCCAGGGGTGGTACTTCGAACGCGGAGACCGCGACGTCGCCCGGCTGTGTCATGATGCGGCGACGGCGATCCGAACGATGCTGGCGGGTGAGGTGCTCGACGGACGGACATGGAACGGACTTCATGTGCGGCTTCTCGACCGGCCGCGTCGCTATGACCCGGAAAGCCAGATCGCGCGGTCGCTCCAGCGCGGGCTTGCAACGCTTGAAGAGATGCGCCGGGAGAGCCGCACGCCATGAGCCGCCGCAAGCAGAAGGGCCGCCAGCCCGCCCCGTCCGCCGCCTTCGCTGACGAGGCGCGCAAGAACCTGCCCGCCCAGGCCCGGACCCTGATCGCGAGCGTGGCGAACGACATCACGGTGCCGGTCTATTCGGACCTTCTGACGCATGCCGACGACACGCTGATCGCCCAGGGGCAGGGCCGCGGCCTTGCGATCTATGACGAGGTCGAGCGCGACACCCATGCGGGCGCGATGCTGGAGAAGCGCCGCAACGCGCTGATCTCGCGCAACTGGGAGGTCGAACCCGGCGGCGACCGGCCTGCCGACAAGGCGGCGGCGGACCTGGTCGACGAGTGCCTTCAGGCCCTGCCCTTCGACCGGATCTGCAAGGACCTTCTGAATGCCACGCTCAAGGGCTTTGCGGTGGCCGAGGCAATCTGGGCGCGCGAGGGTTCGGCCATCCGCCCTGTCAGCATCGTCGCCCACGACCAGCGCCGGTTCGTCTTCGACCGCGACTGGCAGCTGCGCCTCCTGACCTGGGACAACCTGACCGAGGGCGAGCCGCTGCCCGGGCGCAAGTTCATCGTCCACAGGGTCGGCGTCCGTGGCAACAACCCCTATGGCCTCGGCCTCGGGTCGAAGCTCTTCTGGCCCGTCCTCTTCAAGCGCGAGGGCGTGGCCTTCTGGCTGCACTTCCTCGAGAAGTATGCAGGCCCCACGGTTGTCGGGAAGACACCCTACGGGATGCTCTCGGACGAGCAGAGCCGACTTCTGCAGACGCTGGTGTCGGTCAGGACGAGCTCGGCCGTGACCGTGCCGATCGGCACCGACATCGAGTTTCTGGAGGCGTCGCGTTCGGGGTCGGTGACCTACGAGCAGTTCCTGGCCTACTGGGACAAGCAGATCTCGATCGCGGTGACCGGCGAGACGCTGACGACGCAGGTGACCGAGGGCGGCGGCAACCGCGCGCTCGGCGAGGTCCACCAGGAGCAGCTCGACATCCTGGCCGACAGCGACGGGGATCTTCTGACCGACACCCTGCGCGACCAGCTGGCCGCCTGGATCGTTGCCTACAACCTGCCGGGCGCTGCCGTCCCGTCGATCCGGCGGATACGGCCCAAGAACGAGATGGCCGAGGCCGAGACGCGCAGGAGCAAGGCCGATGCGGCGCTGGCGGTCGACCGCGCGATCACCGCCGTCGTTCGCCAGGCTGCCCGGTTCGAGGACGACCAGGTCGCGCGCGAATACATCGTGAGCTTCGAGGTGACGGACGCGCTGTCGGACAAGACCATCGATGCGCTCGTCGCGGCCCGGGGCGAGTTCGCGGGCGGAGAGGGCGAGGAAGCCGCCGACCCCGACCCCTTCGTCACGGCCCGCCCCGCCGCCTTCGCGGGCAGCAGGCTCAAAAAAAAACGCTGACGGGGCGGCACGTCTGCTTCGCCGAAGCTGACGGCCCGGTCGCGCGGATCACGGACAGGGCGCTGGCCGCGGCCGAGCGGCATTTCGGGCGGCGCATCGCACAGCTGCGGGCGGCCGTCACCGGCGCGGACAGCTTCGAGGCGGCGCAGGCGGCGATCCTGACGCTGGCTGCGGCCTGGACGCCCGATGCCCTGGCCGCGATCCTTGGCGACGCGATGGAGCTTGCGGCCTGGGAAGGGCGCGAGCGTGTCTTCCGCGAGATCGACGGCGAGGACTTTGCCGAAGGCGGCGATGCGGGCCGCCTGGATCCCGAGGAAGAAGGCGTCTGGTTCCGGCCCCAGATCGAGTTTCTGTCCCAGAAGCGGGTCCGCCCGACGCGGGTCTGGACCGATGCGCTCTACGGCGACCACGACCGGGCCTTCGTCGTGGCAGGCGTCACCGACACGGCGATGCTCGAGGAGTTCCAGGCGGCGATCATCGAAGGCGCGAAGACCTACGACTACAAGGCCTTCGCGGCCGAGTTCGACCGTCTGGTGGAGAAGTACGGCTGGTCCTACAACGGCGGGCGCGAGTGGCGCATCCGGACGATCTTCGAGACGAACATCCGCACCAGCCACATGGCGGGCCGCCTGCGCCAGATGCGCGACCCCGGGGTCGTGAAGCTTCTGCCCTACTGGGAGTATGTCCATGCCGAGACGCGCGTGCCCCTGTCCCCGCGCGAGGCGCACCTGTCCTGGAACGGCCTGATCCTCGACTGGGACGATCCCTGGTGGGACACGCATTTCCCGCCGAACGACTGGGCCTGCAGCTGCGGCGTCCGGACACGGTCGCGCCGCGACCTGGAGCGGCTGGGCAAGCCCGGCCCCGACAAGGCCCCGCCCCTGAACCGCAAGCCCTACACGCACAGGGCCAGCGGCCAGACCGTGATGCTGCCCGAGGGGATCGGCTACGGCTGGGACTACATGCCGGGCGACCAATGGAGCCGGGGCCTGGTGCCGTCGCGGCTTCTCGACGATCCCGAAGCCGAACCCGTGGACGACCCGAGGGGCCGGAGCATCGTCAGCATCGACGAGGCAGAGCCGGTCCAGGACCTGGTGGCCGCCGCCCGCCCCTTCACGGCAACCGTCATGGAGACGGGCCTGGCCGAGGACGCCTATCTTCGCGCCTTCCTCTCGCCCTTCGGCGCGGAGTCGGGCGAGGACGTGCTGTGGGAGGATGTCTCGGGGACGCGCATACTGATCTCGGGAGACATCTTCCGCGCGCCCGACGGAACCTGGAAGGGCGACAAGCGGGGGCACGCGACGCATGCCGCCCTTCTGGCCGAGGCGATCCGGGACCCCGACGAGATCTGGCTCGGCGTCCGCGAGGTGCCCGTCCCGGGGTTTCCCGGCGTGGTCGAACCGGTCCTGACCCGCCGCTATGTCCGGGTCGATCCGGGATCGGCCTTGCAGGCCGTGTTCGAGATCGGCCGGCGCGTCTGGGGTGCGGTCACGGGCTTTGCCAGCCTGAACCGGTCGAAGCCGGACTACCGGTATCTGGACAGATCGCGGGTGGGCAAGCTCTTGTGGAAACGAAGGTAGCGGCCCGGGTGCTCGGGCTGCCCCGCTGCGGCGGTCATCAGGGCACGCACCGCCGAACCGCCGCAACACCCTGATCATAGACCGAAGGGGAGAGACCATCAATGACCGGCGTCACGATCGAGATCGACCTGGCCGGGGACGGCCCCGGGCGGCTGCGGGAGCTTCTGGACCGGATCGGCGACCGCCGGCCGCTGTTCGAGGGCGCGGGCCTTCGTCTGGCGGATGGGGCGAGGGCGCGGTTCCGGACCGAGACCGACATCGAGGGCCGCCCGTGGACGCCGCTGAGGCCCGCGACCATCGCGGCGCGGAAGCGCAACAAGCAGCTGCCCCTGACGATCCTGTCTTCGAACACGCGGGGCAAGACGGCGTCGCCACTGCGGGGCTCGATCTTCAGCGACTACGACAACGACCGGCTTCAGGTCGGCTCGTCGGGCGTCCCCTACGCTGCGGCCCACCAGTTCGGCGTCGACATCCAGAAGAAGGCCGGCTCGCGCTGGATGGTCGGCCGGCGGTTCGCGCGGAAGGCGGACGGCGGCGAGGGGCGCGATGTCGCGATCAGGGCCCATACGATCCGCATTCCCGCCCGGCCCTTCATCGGCATGTCGGAGGGGGATGCCGACCACATCCTCGGCCTGGCCGAGGACTGGCTGACCCGCCTCTGAGCGACCGCTTCAGGAGCGGGCCGTGGAGGCCCTCTGGCCCCCGGTCCGCGTCACCGGACCCGGAAAGGCCCCGAGGCCTGTCAGCCCCCTGTCAGGATCGATGCAGCGGGCAATCCGGAGGCATGGCCCCGGTCGGCGATTGATCGGCGGGCCGATCCGCCCCATGATCGGGCGCGCGGGCGTCGTCTCTGGCCCCCGCCCGCCCGCCGGGGCCCGCCCGGACCTGATGTCCGGGCGACAGGCCCGCCGTCCATCCTGCATGGTCCCCCGAAATGCCCCGGGACCGATCATGCCCCCCAAGCCTGCGACCGCCCGCATCGAAGTGTTCCGCCCCGGCACGTTCAAGCCGATGGAGGGCGATGCGATCACCTATACCGCCGCCGACCTGAGGGCCGTGGCCGATGCCTACGATCCCGCGACGGCCCCGGCCCCGATCGTCATCGGCCACCCGTCGACGGACGCGCCCGCCTTCGGCTGGGTCGAGAGCTTCGACTACGATCCGGCGGCCGAGCGGCTGATGGCGAACCTGCACGAGATCGAACCGGCCTTCGCCGAGCTGGTGAGGGCCGGGCGGTTCCGGAAGGTGTCGATGTCCTTCTTCGCCCCGGGCCAGGGCCACAATCCCGTGCCGGGCACCTGGTATCCCAAGCATGTCGGGTTTCTGGGCGCGGCGGCCCCGTCGGTCAGCGGCCTGAAGAACGCGGCCTTCGCCGGTGTCGCGGGGGCCGAGTTCCTGGCGGCCTTCGGACCCGCCGCGCGGTCGGCCTCGATCTTCCGCCGCCTGCGCGACTGGCTGATCGACCGCGACGGCCTGGAGAAGGCCGACGCGATCCTGCCCGCCTGGGAGATCGAGTGGCTCGAGGGGGCCGACGATCCGTCGCCCCTGTTCGCGGCTGCCCCAAGTCCCGCCGTACCGCCCCCCGCCCCGAAACCCGAAGAGGAACCTCCCGTGACGACACCCGATCCCGCCTTCGCCGCGCGCGAGGCCGACATCGCCGCCCGCGAGGAGCGGCTGGCCAAGCGCGAGGCCGAGGCCGCCCGCGCCGACCATGTGGCCTTCGCCGAAACACTGGTCGAGGAGGGCCGCCTGCTGCCCGCGCTGAAGGACAAGGTGGTGGCGCTCCTCTCGGCGCTGCCCGGCCATGCCTCGGTCAGCTTTGCGGAAGGGGCCGAGAAGGTCACCGCGGGGGCCGCGCTGCGGGAGATCCTGCAGGCGCAGCCGGTGGTCGTGACCTACGGCGCGGTGGAACTCGGCGATGACCCGTCCGGCGCGGGCCGACCCGCGGCCTTTGCGGCCGACGGCAAGGCCGTCGATCCGGCGGGCCTCGCGCTCCACCGGAAGGCCGAAGCCTACCGCAAGAAGAACCCCGGCACCGGCTATCTCGACGCCGTCGCCGCCGTGTCCTGAGGAGGGGCCGATGCAGTTTTTCCAGGACGTCCTGACCCATACCGTGATCTCGACCGGGGTCTTCGAGGCCTATGACCTGATCAGCTTTGCCGGGGCCAAGATCACGGCGGCCGATGCCGTCGTCCTCGGCGTGGCGAAGAGCCCGAACACGGTGATCGGCGATGCCGCCCCCGTGATGGTGTCGGGGATCGCGCGGGTCAGGGCCGTGGGCGTGATCAACGCCGGGGGGCGCGTCGTCTCGGCCGCCGCCGGCGGCGTCCAGGCGCAGGGAGCCGGGGTGAACCCGTTCGCCGTCGCGCTGTCGACCGCGGCCGACGGCGAGTTCGTCACCATCCTGATCCGCTAGAGGAGCGCCCATGCCCCCCGTCAACCCCCGCACCGCCGCCGTCATCGACCCGATCCTGTCGACCTACGCGCGCGGCTACCGCAATCTCGAGTTCATCAGCCCGATGCTGTTTCCGCGCGTGACGGTGCCGAACCGCTCGATGCGCGTCATCCGCTTCGGCAAGGAAGCCTTCCGGATGATGAACACCCGCCGCGCGCCCGGGGCGGACAAGAAGCGCGTCCAGTACGGCTATGCGTCGGACCCGATCAGCCTGGTACAGGACGCGCTCGAGGCGACGGTGCCGCAGGAACACCAGGAAGAGGCGATGTCGGTGCCCGGCATCAACCTCGCGCAGGGCGCGCTGAACCAGGTCATGGACATCATCGACCTCGGGCTCGAGCACGAATGCGCGGGGCTTGCGCGGAACGCTGCAGGCTACGACGCCAACCACAAGGTGGCGCTTGTCGGCACCGCCCGCTGGACGAATGCCGCCTCGACGCCGCTTGCCGATGTCGATGCGGGCCGCGAGGCGATCCGGCGGTCGATCGGGCGCTATCCGAACACGCTGGTTCTCGGGCCGTCGGCCTACAACGCGCTGCGCCGGCATGCCTCGGTCAAGGAGCAGTTCAAGTACACGTCGAAGGAAAGCATCACCGCCGAGATGCTCGCGGCCTATTTCGACGTGGCGCGCGTCGTCGTCGGCCGGGCGGTCTACCTGCCCGAAACCGCCGCCGACACGGCCATGGCGACCGACGTCTGGGGCGACGACGCGATCCTCGCCTATGTGCCGATGACGGGCGACAACTTCCAGGTGCCCGCCTACGGCTATACCTACGAGCTGTCGGGGTACCCGCAGGTGCAGACCCCGTACTTCGAGAACCGGTCGGACAGCTGGATCTATCCGTTCAAGGCCGAGCGGCGGCCCTATGTGACCGGGGCCGAGGGCGGGTTCCTGTTCCAGAACGCCGGAGCCGCCTGATGCGGATCCTGCTGACCGGACCGGCCAAGATCGGCCCCGACTGGCACCGCGAGGGCGATGTCGCCGAGGTCGATGACGGTACCGCGGCTGACCTGGCCGCCGCCGGGGTCGCCCAACCCGCCGCCGCGGCCGATCTTCCTCCGGGCGAGGAGCTGCTGACCTTCACGCGGGACGAGTTCGACCGGGCGGTGGCGCAGGCGGCGCAGGCCGTCGCCATGGCCGTGCTGGACGAGACCGTCACCGCCGCCGTCACGCCGATCCTGGCCGAGCGGGACGAGGCGCTGCGGGCGGCGGCAGTGGCCCGCGAAGAGCGCGATGCGGCACGGGTCCGCATTGCCGAACTCGAAACCGCCCCGGCCTCCGCCCTCCCCCCGGCGGCAGCGTCCGAGGCGGCTGCGACGCCGAAGGCCACGAAGAAGGGCCCGGCGGTTCCCAAGGGCTGAGCCCGGCCCCGCGCCGGGGGCGGTCCGCCGCCCCCGGCATTCCCAGAGAGATCGAGGACAGGTCCATGACGCCCAAACAATCCGGCCTGCCCGTCCCGGGCTATCGGCCCCAGTCCGACGCGGCCGTCGCGCTGGTGTCCGAGTTCAAGCGACAGGAGGAGCGGCTCTTGCGCGTGCTGGACGCGATGGCCGCCGATGCCGAGATCGACAAGCGCTGGCTCGCCATCGGGCGGACCGCGCTCGAGCAGGGTTTCATGGCGGTCAACCGGTCGGTCTTCCGTCCGGGGCGCGTGACGCTGCCGGAGGACGGAGAATGATCCGTCCGGCCCCCGCGACCCCGGCCGAGTTGCGTGCGCTGGCAGCGGACGCGCGGCGGATTGCGCGCGAGTTCAAGGGGTCGCTCGGCGTTTCCGTGCTGCGCGACGACCGGGGCATCCGCGTCCGCTTCGCGCAGGGCACCCATATCGCGCGGGGCGAGGGGATCGTCGCATCCGCCACGTCGAGCTCGGGTGCCGCGCTGATCGCCTGGGCCGGCAAGGCCGAGGCGCGCGCCGACCGGATCGAGGGCCGCGCATGAGCTATGCGGACCTGTCCGGCCTGGCCGAGCGCGCGGGCGAGGCGGAGCTCCGCCAGATCGCCGACCGCGACCGGGACGGCACGCCAGACCCGGACGTGATCGCCGCGGCGCTGGACGATGCGGACGCCGTGATCAACGGCTATGTGCGGACGCGCTATTCCCTGCCGCTGTCGCCGGTCCCGGCCCTGGTCGCGACCTGGGCCGTGTCGATCGCGCGCTACGTGCTGCACCGGAACGGCGCGCCCGAGCATGTCGAGAAGGACTACAAGGATGCCATCGCGGCCCTGAAGGACGTCTCGCGCGGGCAGATCGTGCTGACCGATGTGGCCGGGGATGCGGCACCCGCGGTGGGCGGGGGCCAGGTCCTGTCCGACCATCCCGCGACGGTCTTCACCCCCGAACGCCTGCGGGGGTGGTGATGCTGGGCGCGATCCGCGA